CACCTTTTTTCATTTGACTAAAATTGTTTACTTTCTCAAACTCAATCTTACTTGGGAACTTACCTTCCAATAGATCTTGTTTATGGGAAATAATGAAGACATTTGTTTCCTTACCAAGTGTGTAGAGAATCTTAAGCAAGTTGTCAACACCGTCTGCATCCATACTTGAATCAAATGTTTCGTCAAGAACTAAGAGGTTTGTATTTGCGCTATTCTTCATTTTTGCAATTTGTCTCCACGCAAAAAGAAGACTCAAATCGATACGTTGCTTTTCACCTTCAGAGAACGATGCGTATGTGAATTCGTCTCTGTGTCGTGATTTGATTGTTTCATTGAATGAGTCGTCCAAATGAAAGAGAACAAAGAAATCGAGAACCTGCAAATATTGGTTAATCAATTTGTTCATGATTGGAAGATATTGACGAATGACCTTTGTCTTAATCCCAGTGTCACGTAATAATTCACCAATGGCATCAAAGTATGAACTCAATTGTGATTGTTCTAAACGAACTTCATTGAGCTCTTCACGCTTTTCTTTATCTGCTAAGAGTGTCTTCTCTGCTTTACTCGTATCTTGTGCATCCGCATTCTTTGAAAGATCTTGAATCCTGTTCTTAAGAATATTGATTCGTGTTTGGTTATTGAGAATACTACCATTAACTTCATTTAAATGTACAATCTTAGCATGCAGTGTATTAACATTCTCTTCAATAGCTTTAAGTTCAATCTTAGACTTCTGATAATCTTCATCTAAAGACTTTGCACGTGATTTACATTCATGATTCTTATTTGCTTTGAGTTCCTCAGAAATATCTTGAGAACATGTAGGACAGCAATCATTCTTATCATAGAACATTGATTCTTTCACAACATCATCCATCTTATGCTTAAGACCATTGATCTCCATAGCATATTTGTTTTTATCTGATGTTGCTTCATTGTGTGATTTCAGTGTCTTATCATAATTGTCATCATACTCTTTAATAAGCCTGCTATTACTGCTAACAAGACTTTCAATCTCGTCATTTAAGTTTGCAATCTCTTTTTGGCGTTTCTCTTCTTGTGAAGAATCGATCTTTTTGAGTTCGTCAATATGTTTAGTTTGAAGTGTAATTCTTTCTTTAAGAATCTTGAGATTGTTATCGGTCTCTGACATCTTATTACGAAGAACAGCAATCTTTTCTTTAAGAACTCCATTCATCTTTGTGAAGATACCAATGTCTAAAAGGTCTTCGATCACATTTCTTCTCTGGTGAGAAGGTAGTTGCATGAATGGAATAAAGTTTGATGATCCTAATACAACAACCTGGTGAAATGACTTATGATTTAGTTTGAGAATGTTCTGCTCGATGATCTTCTGATAATCACGGCTATGTGATTCTTGATTCAAAAGATCGCCATTTCGGTAAACTTCAAAGATGTTTGGTTTAATACCTCTAACGATCTTATAGTTTATACTACCAACTGAGAACTCAACAGTGACCAAACAGTTCTTGTTGTTTATCGAATTAATTAATTGGGGCTTATTAATACTCCTATGAGGCTTCCCAAACAAGGCAAAGGATAAAGCATCCAACATAGTAGATTTACCAGCTCCATTCGAACCAACGATAAGTGTGGCTGAAGAACGGTTGAGATAGATCGTAGTTTCATTATTTCCTGTCGATAGAAAGTTCTTCCATGTAAGTTTCTTAAATATAATCATTATATAGTGTCTAAGGCTTGTGCTTCGATAAGTAGTTCTTGCATCATTTTCTTAAGAACATCTGAATTTAAATTTGTTTCTGTTGCGTCGATATAACTATTCAAAAGTGTCGGTGTATCATCAACCTTAACATCTGCATCATTGATCTTATCACCAGAATATTCGTCAAATGATTCGATGATTCTTACCTCGTAAGGATTGTAATCATAAATCTTTTCCATGAATTTATCAAACACATAAAGATCGCTCTTATTAGTGACGACTATCTTAATAAAGGTATTTTCGATATCACTACGACCAAATGTAGGTATTTTTGTTTCGTCGTAATAGACCTTTTGGAACAAAACGATTGGATTACGGATCGCATCTAAGTTGCGTGTTTCAGTATCGAGTACATGAAAGTGTTTTGGATCATTTGCGTCTGACCATGTGAGTTCATATTGTGTTCCAAGGTATGTAACGTTCCCTTGTGTGCTCTTAGTATGATAATGGCCAGAATAGACAGCATCATAACGATCAAAGATAGCCTTATCCATTCCATGCGATTTAATTTCTGCATTACCCATGTATTTGAAACCACCTAATTCAAGGTGTCCCATTAGAATTGAAGCATTTGAGTTCTGAATGAAATCCATACACTCTTCTTCGTTCTCAGGGCAAATCCATGGCAGAAGACCAATGTCTAATCCATCGTAATTTTTGACAATAGGATCAGTGTGAATAGAAATACGATCTTTGTACTTCTCTAAAATAAGCTCTAACGAATTAAGGCTATTAGTGTTTTTGTAATAGACATCGTGGTTGCCTGGAATAATATCCATGCGAATGTCATACTCATAAAGCTTAGAAATGAAGACATCATAATTCTGCTTTAAGACCTTGTAATTAACAAACTTACGATGATCAAAATAGTCACCAAGATGAATAATGTCTCTAATCTCATGTTCAATCAAATAAGGGAAAAATACCTCGTCATAAAATCTCGCTGAATAGTTCAGAAAGATATCAGACCCATTCTTTACACCGCTGTGGGTGTCATTAAGGAGTGCTACCTTCATACTATACAAACTCGTCTAATATTCCAATTCTCTTTTTCGTTTTATCTTTCTTCTTTAGTTCTTTACCGAACTTCTTAATAGCGGAATCACGATCGCGAATCATTTGTGATTTAAATCTGACACGTTCAACAATTCCAGCTGCATCAGGATGGTCACCAACTTCCATGAAACCAGAAGCTCCTGCGTGTTCCATATAAAGCTCTTTAATATCTTGGTGTTTCTTCTCCTTAGCAATCCTTCTCAAAAATGCATAGTATGTGATTTGAGTAAAATAAGCAAACGCATTAGGTAATCCTGTACGAGTAGCCTTTTTAACATCGTAATTCATAATGGCTTTAATGCAATTCTCTACAGCATCCATTACCATTTCTTCTCTGTAAGTATATCCTGAGAAATTTGGTTTATGTGAAAGGCCTTCAGCAATCTTAAGAAAGCAACTACCGATATACTCAGTGATCCTAGGCTCATCTTCATTTTTGCTCCTTGCAGCGATTACTGACTCTACGTAATCTACAACTGCTCCGGAAAACATCTTATTGTTCACATAATGAGGTTTCTCATTCGCTTTCTTCTTCATAATTATGGGTATATTCTACACTAAAATGTGGTATATGTAAATACCTTTTTTGCATCTTTGTGTATTTTTTCATTTACATAGTTTTGAGTACAGTGTATAATGTTCTCAGAACAACAAAAAAACCTAATTATCATACGGTTTCCACTGTTTTCTCCATTCTAAAGTTTTAGGTGGATCATCATCCATTGTATAATCCTCATATCCTCCATCAATATCTGTATCATCTAGATTATCAAGATCATCATCAAATAATTGACTTAATACAATTTCAATCTCATTATCAGTCATGTGATCTTGAAGGTTATTCTTAAGAATGTAACGATGATACTGAATTTGGATATCTTCAGATGTAGGAGCTGCCGCAATAATATTATCTTTATGGATTTGAACCATCTCATCATCACCGGTTAAGATCCATGGAATGAAGAACGATTTACCAGATCCGCTAACTTTGATCTCTACCGCTCTAGTTATTGCGAACGTTTGAGACTCATCGTCAAAATATTCTTCATTTGCAACTACGCTACTACCATCTCTCATTCGATAACTCATTAGTTCGAACTGATTTAGGTAGTCTCTTAATGGCTTTTTCATAGTGGTACTTCGTGGATTTTATAGATAAACTTTTCTTTGGCGTATATTTTTACACGTTCAATCGCGTGATTTAGTGTGTAGTTCTTTTTCTTTTTCCAAGAAAGATCATCAGCTAAATCATAGATTGTAGTTCCTTGACCATCTTCTGTCTTTCTCAAACCTCGTCCAATCGATTGAAGAACACGTATTTGTGACTTCGTTGGAGAGGCAAACATAATGTTGTGCAGGTTAACTATATTTATACCCGTAGAAAAGGTTCCCACACTAGCAACGATAATTGCGTTCTTTTCCTTCTCAGTGATCTCACGAATCTTCTCGCGTTCTTCAGCATTGACAGCCCCTGACACAAAGAACACTTTTCTACCTGTACCTTTTAACTTTTCAACAAACGCATCATACAATGGTTTACCGTGTTTCTGAACTAGGTTATACAAAACTAATGAGTTTCCACTTTGGTCACACGTTAAGTTTACAATGAACCGATTTCTTTTTTCGTGTGAAACAATATGATCGATTTCATCCTGGTATTTCAATCCCTTACAAAGTTTTCGTTCTTCATCTGAGTATTTGAGTACTAAGCATTGAATTGTCAATTGTGCTAGTGTATCAGAATCAATGAGTTCTTTTGTTGTAGTTACTCTATAAACTGGACCGAAGTTTCCTTCGAGAGTCATCTGGTTTGATAGAGCATTATCAATCGTACCAGTTGTTCCGATTCTAAATCCAGCATTCACCAAACGGTTCATAATCGTTGTCAATGACTTAGCTTTGAACGTATGGGCTTCATCACCAATAATCATTCCATAAACACTAAACCAC